GTCATCTTTGACATAATTGGCACCGTTTTTCTCTTCAATTGAGCCAACACCACGGGACGAAACGCCTAACTTGGCACCCTCATCCATTAAATTCTTTACGATTTTGCCGTAAGGGGTATCCATGATCTTTGCTTTGCCATAGAAATTCTTACCATCAGGCGACAGTTCACTAATCATATGAGATACTCTCTCTAGATTAATGGTTGGGCCTTCGGGATGTCCCAATTCGCCAAATGCTCTCTTTTGTGCTACAAAGTCCTTACGGTATTGCTCGACCTTGTCCTTGAGCATCTTGAACTCATACACTCGACCATTGCGATTCTTGATATCTCCCTGAAGAAAGGTACCTTCGATGAAGTATTGCTTTTGACCGTCCTTCTCTTCAGTTAAAATTTCAATACTTTCGTTGACTTCGCAGATGAGTTTCATATGAATGTCCTTTTAAAGCGTGAACTCAAGAATAATGGTTCCGTTTGCTGTGCTGAATACATTTCCACTATTATCTAGGCTTATCGTTATTGTGCCAGACTCCAATTGAGTCTTTGAGCCTGTGCGGCTGTGTGAAAACTGAGGCTCAAAGTACGGTTGATTAAAAAGTCCGTGAAGATAAAGACAGTCACCTGTACTCTGCCCATATTGCCCACCTGTGTATGTGTTGCCCCATCGGGCAATCCAATCCCACCCTGCGGTATTGCTCGGGTTGGCAGTTGACATAACGGAATGAAGTTTAACGGTTTCTAACCCAATCCCATCCGCATTCATAAATGCCGATGCCGTCAGTCCAATCGTTATACTTTCTGTGCTTGAAGTAGCAACATTACTTGCCACAATCTTAGTGACATAGCGTTTATTCGTTCTGACAATGTCTTGTTTGAAGAGGGGCATCAGAGTACGAATTCAAGAATGATTGTTCCAGTCACAGTTGATGGTGTGATCGTCATCACGCCTGTAGGTGTCGTTGCATTGTTTGGGATTGTAAATCGCTCAAACATGAAGTCAATATTTCCTAATGCTGCCGAATCAAATGCAGTAGCACCAGGAGTTCCCCCCCATGTGAGCGTATATCTCGCCGAGCATGAGGACTTGATCGAAGCAAGTTTTGCGGTAGCGGCGGTGATGCCTTCGGTCATCGCAATAACATCTCCTGTGAGACCATTTGCAAATGCCGAACCTGTGATACCAAAATTAATCGCAGTTGGGTGAGCATTCAACTGAAATTTCTTAACTAATCTCTTTTGCGTTCCTACTATGGTTTGTTCTTGATATGCCATTATTCGTTCTCCTCGTTTGCTTTAGCAAAGTTGACTGCATGTTCATATGTGTGTTTATTTTCAGATGCAAGAACAAGAAATGCAGTTTGATTTTCCTCGTTCAATTTGTCATATACATTAGCAAATGCCTCTGCATGTTTAACACTTACGATTTGAATATCATTATTCATAAGATTGATATTCTTGCTTTCTCCATCAGAGATGCATTCAGTAATTGTCTTTAGCAGTTTGGTTGCAATGTTTCTGCACTGTGTATTCTCAGTAAGTCTATCGGTTGTGTGTTTAATGAATCGGATAGTACGAGGATCATCGGAATATACTGCTGCGGTGGATTCATTAATCTTGACAGTAGCAGTATCATTAAGCATAGAAAAATTGGCAGCGAATTCTTCCGCAGCCACATCAGTCTTAAACTTAATCGTTACCTTTGCCATTAGCCCTTCCAGTTCGCCTTGACATAGTCAAAGAACTTCTTCTTCTTGGTATCGTCAAGACTTGCAGGAGACTTGGCATCAAATCTCTTTAATGCACTATTAAAAAACTTACGATATTCCTTTTGCTTTGGGCTGAGTTCTTCTTCGGTCATGGAATATTTGTCGCCCTTCATAACAACAGCAGCCTCAACAGAAGTATCTGCCTGTTCCTTTTTAGGAGCACCCATGAGAATTTTCTTCTTTTCGCGAAGAGCCTTATATTTTTCAATGATCTTCATTGCCTCATGAAAATTAATATCGACAGGGGCAGGAATGATTGCTCCCTTGCCGCTACCATCGTCATATAAACCGCCAAATTTATTTTCCTGCATGGCTTTATTCCTTTGTTCTCTTAATTTTCTAGATTGCTCAAGTCTCATTGTCGTTTCTCGATACATGCGGGTGCGACCATCAATATCTACTTTTTCGTTTAGGTTATCTTCAGACATAGTGGATCCTTATTTCTTTAAAGATTTTTTTACGGGGGGTTTGCCTTTTCCTTCAGGCGGTTTTCCTGTTACAAGTTCCTTCTTCTTGAGATCTGCATCAGCGACCTCATTTGGTTTACCCGCATCAACAGGTGCAGCAACTTGAGAAACTCCTGCGTTCTTATCCTTATTGATCTGTGCAGTCATATTTGCACCGAGTGTAGGGTCTTTCTTCGCATCTTTCAACATTCCATCGATGTAGTCTCTCGTTGCCTTAACCGCAGCCTTGGGGCCAGGAAAGAATTCCCATCTACGCCCATTGATATACACACGAACGGGCTTACCAAAACCCGTTCCCAATTGCTTGACTAGGATATCCTGTCCCTTATACTTCTCAGTCGAATGGTAAAACTCCTTTTCGAAGTTTGGATCGAGGGACATATCGTCCTTAGCAGATCCCGCAGCAGTCGGAACAATCTTCATATCTCCCGCATTCATTGGTGCAGTTGCAGGAGGAGCAGATGGTGCACCAGGAAGATTTTCAGGTAATGCAACAGGTTCTGCTTTTTTATCTGCTACCCCTGTGACAATTTCTCCTGAAAGAGCCTTCTTGAGTTCTTCAACTTTGGTATGAATGCGAGAAGCCAACTCCTTTTGAATGAGGCTCTTAAACTTCGGAGCCTCTTTTTTAATGAGTGTCTCAATAACAGACTTGAGGATTTTTTCTGCTTCTGTTTCCATATGCTGTCCTATACCAAGCCAAATTGTGCATTGTCTGGTTCGATTTTGCCCTGATTGCGCTCTTTTTCAATTTCCCGATCCATTTGCTTGATCTCGGCTTCATTGAATCCAAGCACATTCTTACGCACCCATTCATGAGAATAATACTTACCTATGTAGGGTTTGATGTTACCCAACTCCTCTACCTGCGACTTTCGAACCTCTGCATTCTTGAGTTCGGTGAAGAGATTATCCTTCAAGAAATCAAAGTAGATTGATTCCTTGACATTGTCCCACTCTTCATGGGTGATCACCTTTTTGAGGATCAACTGCTTTTTGAGAACATCAAAGAAGAATTCACAGAATTTAATTCTAAGTCTGTGGATATACTTTGTGAATCTTACTTCATCGCGAGTGATTTCCGTAGAACGACCAAGCATGAATTGCTTGTCTTGCTCCAAACGACTCACAGGAACCGACAATGCCCGATATAGTTTCTTCTGAAAATATATGACATCGGTGAGTTCTCCAAGATTTTGTCCACCTTGCAGAGTTGTAATTTCGGTTCCCTTGCTGCCTTCGCGGCGGGGGAGCCAATAGTCCTCAAGCATAGACATATGCTTCTTATCGTCACGAACTTCGCCCGTTGCTGCGTCATAGACGAGACGATTGCGATAGCGATTCATGAGATCCTTGACATACTGTTCTGCCTTGGTCTTTGGGAGATTACCGACATCGATATAGAAGATGCGGCGTTCAGGTGCACGGCTGATGCGATAGATTACAATTGCATCTTCCAACATTCGAAGTTGATTGAGGGGCTTAATTGCCTTCTGCAAAAATCCCACGGTTCGCTTGTATCGGCTATCCATCAATCCCGATGAGCAAAATGCGATTGCATCTTCACTGATCTTGATGCCCGATGGATTTCCACCCGAACGGGGATTGTCTTTGTTGTACAAGTAAAAGTCCTTGTATCCCGTAATAATCTTAGTACCGTTTTGCAGAGTCTCTTTGGTGTACTCACGAATTTTCTGAATGTTCATCGGATCAACATATCGCAATTCAAGAATTCCCTTTTGAGGGTTATCTTCATCGATGATCAGATGGAAGAAGATCTTTCCATCAACATACCATCGTCTGAAGATTTCAGTTCCCTTGGTTTCAAATTGCATTACTCGCATCATATTGCGAAACTCTTCATGGATTCGCTCTTTGACATTATCACTTGCCTTGAGACGATCCAATACAATCTTGACAGGAGATTTCTTTTCTCCCACCACAATAGCCTCATTGACAACATCATCGATTGCGACTTCAACAATGGGATCTTGAGCCATCTCACGATACTTCATCGTTAGTTCAAAGTCATTACGAACGGTGCCATCAAGATCAACATATTGACCGTAAAAGCCTCCCGCTTCAACAGGAATGGCTCCGTCATCGAATGTCGGTACGACAAACGACTTGAGAGCCTTATCCTGCTCCTTCTCTTTTTTAGATCGCTCTAGGCGAAAGCCGAAAATTTCCATTATGTAGATTCCTCATGACCTTTCAATTAGGTGGTTACGCCTTCAACTTCAAAGTACTGGTATGCAATTGTTGTATCAAAGAACGATGCCTCTGATTGTGCACCCATGTCCATCGATGTTTCTGAAATCGTTGTTGGCCAGCAACCTACCATCTTATACCGAGCAATCGGATTTCCCTCACGGGTAAGTGGTGTAATTGTCCAATCAGTCATAAACTGATTCAGTGCATTGGTACCAACATTAGTACGGTTGGTATTTATCAGATTCATCCATGCCTCGAACGACTTACGAAGACCATAGGTTCCATCGTTGTAGCAAGAGATCGACCAATCTGCAAAGGTACGATCTCCTGGATACTTAAATGGGCGACCCATATAGTAGGCTTGGTTGATGTTAATGGTAGATGATGGAATCTTAGAAGCCTTGCACAGGAACGAAACCTGTGAAGAAGGATTTCCACCACCAACTGCTGCTGCAACAGCATTGATTGCCCCACCAACGGCTCCACCGAAAAGAGAACCCGCTACAGCGGCAGCACCCTGAATTGATTGGGTGCTTCCACCTGGAAAGTTACCTTGAACAAGAAACAGATTGTTTCTTGCAATACCGTTGATGAGATTAGCGCGAAATGCGTCGATACTGAATTGTGACATTTAGGACTCCTTATGAGTATTTAGTTTGATTTCCTGCATCACGAATCAGGCACCAACCTCGCTGAAGTTCACGCCAGTGCGAGTGGCAATGAAATTCAACTGAATGAAATTGATGCTACGGTTTGGTTTGACATAGATATCGGCAACAAATCTATTGCTGTCGATCACTTCTCCCGTATTGTTCTTCTCATCGCATACAACCTTGTAGTCGATGATTCCACGCCGAGCCTGTACATCTCGTAAGAATGGCTCAACGAGTGAACGGAACTGTGCACGAGTAAATGCATCGTTGAACTCGAACAGGCTGTACTTAGAAGCCGTTGAGATTGCCTTCTCAAGCACGATGAACAGACGGCGAACATTGATGCGATCAAATGCCGATGGCTTTTTCTGAGCAGTCTTATCGCCATACAGGATGGTTCCTTCACCCGAGAAGGTTGCAACGGGATTGATACTGTTCTTATACAGTGTATCTCTTTGAGCCTGTCTTGGTTGGAAAGCCAACTTGATTACGCCACGAATCTGACCACGATTGAATCCTGCGGGGCTGTACCATGGATC